CCATGGTGATACATCAAAACTTCTGGGGGTGCATGAGCGACGACATGGACATGTTCGTATATGGTTGCAATAACATCATTCGCGACATGAATATGAAAACGCATACGGCACAACTGTATGTATTACCCGAAATACTGAAGGAGTTGGATATCACCTACGATAACTTTAAGCGCGTATGTGTCATATCAGGAACGGACTATAACGCATCACATGCATTACATGTACCACTCCATCTGGAGGACAAATCGTCACAACCAACTACACTGGCTACGACATCATCGTATAAATGTAGAAAGGAAAATGTGCCATCCAGTATCACGCTATACGTCGCTCTCAAACTGTTTAACAGGTTTCGTCAAAATGTAAAGTATTCCAACATGACGTTCTATGAGTGGTTGAAACACTATATCAAGTTTGATATAGACTACGTCGCTCTGGACAATGCATATAATATGTTCTCTGTTCCTGGGTCCGTTCCTGGGTCCACTTACATACCAAAATGTAATATACTTTGAACAAATGTAAATATACACAGCAACACAGCTGTGTATATTTTTAACGAATATCTATTTTTATGGAAGAGATCCAATACTCTTACGGATCATGATGAGGTTGGTATCCACCACTGGCTTCGCACCCGAAATGTATTGATATATCATGGCGTTCTTTGTGGCGCGGAGAAGACCATTGAAGTGAGGAATCTGTGTGAACTTGGCGGTAGTGGCTGCGAGCATTGCGGCGGTTTTTTTCTGCCCTGCATAGGTTGGGTCGATGTCCTTGGTGTTGAGTTTGCTGGTTTTTTGTGCGAGATGAACGTCTCCTGCGATATCTGATCCGCTCTCCGCAGTGAAGCTGTTATAGAGCTCGGGATTTGTCTTCTGGAATTTGCCTGCTTGTACATAGTGTTGCACACTGTTCCATTTACGCCCGTCAAGTTCGATGGGTGTGTCTGGGTGGAACCATGTTCCGTCCAACTTCCTACGCCAGTTCGGGAACTGACCCTTGGGTGCCAATTCCACGAACTCTAACTTGCGTCCGATCGGTTCGATCTTCTCACCCGCGCCGCGGCCCGCAGGCTTGTCCGCGGCGCGATCGTAGTACCGAAACACCACGTTCGGGTCTGCTGCCCCAAGAACGTCTACGTCGATTGTGTCTACGATATCTTCGTCCAGAAGGGATTTATTTTGACTCTGATCAGATGTGTTTTTGCCCAAGCGCATCTCTGCCAGTTTTCTGAACTCTCCGATCATGACAAATGAACCACTGTTTCTCTCCATACATTTGGTCACAATGAGATGTTTGATGTCATATGGTATCTCTGCGTAAGTGAAGATGCGACTCCCCTTGTAGCTGATAAGACGGTAATGTGCGCCTGTGTACTCGGTCAAAATATAGAACTCGGGTGCGAACGTCCCATGCGACTCGATCACGGAATCCATGTTCATTCCACATTGTAGAAGATTGTTTTCGTCCTTCTTGGCATATTCACTGGACAGAATAACTATTTTGACTCCCAGGATCCGTTCCAGTGTGGAGATTGCCCATGTATCCGCCCAATAGTCGCGGGTCAGTATCTTCTTCTGGAGCGCGTCCAATGTACTGACACCCTTCATGAACTTGAATTCATTGTACAACTCGCGTGCGGCCTTGGCGACTGCGACCGCCGCTTTGTGTTGCGCTGCAATGTGTTTTGCGGCGCTCACGAGTTCCTGTTGTTCTAGCGCGGAGATGGTCGTCTTGAGCTTTGCTTCGTATTTCTTGTACTCTGTCTGAAGAACCTTGGCGCGCTTCGTCTCATCCATCAGTGTCTTGGAAGACATATCATAGTGTGTTGTGTAATTATCAAACAGTTGTGATGTCGCCTCTAATGATAGTTTATGTCGGAGTTTCGCTACCGTAGTGGATTGCCCCAACTGGAGGAATGCATCGCGCACCACCATGAACAGACAATCTCCTTCACCATCATTTTCATGTGTGTCATAGTTGTTGTTCTTCATCACAGTCTGTAACCATGCGGAGGATTGGCTCTTGGGAGGTTTCACAAACTCTGCTACGAGTGCTTGTGCGGCCTCGCGCGTCTCCTCGGGTATCGCGGCGGTGCGTGCGATCGTTGTATCAAGGGTGAAAATGTCGGCGCGCAGTGCGGGAATGGACCCAATATGAATAGCATTGGTAGTACTACCACTACGAGAACTGAGTTTAACTTCCTCTTCTCCCTCTTTTTCATCTTCTTCCTCTTCCCCTTCTGGGGGTGGTGGGATCATGCGTTGCTCTAGCAACATCTTTTTCGTGGCGAACGCGTATATGAGTGGCTCATCGAGCTTCTCTAAACTCAATCCACCATCTTCGTCTGTGAGCGAGATCACGTCGGATGGACGCATTTCGTATACGCCGATCTGGATGGCCTTGGACTTCTTAGTTATCATGTAGATTGGATGATGGACGATCTGTTTATTGGCGTATGCATGGATTGCGCCACCGACCGCGACGACCACATCCACATCTTTCACCTGAATAGAGTACAAGTCTACATCGAGCTCCTTGTCGGCAGGGAGAACTGAGCGCGATTCGGGGTAACTGAGCGTATGTTCAAGTCTTGATACGACCATGTTCTTATACCTCTATATATACAGTACACCTACACTACATTTATACCATTGGTAAGTCAATGACAACAACTCATTTCACGAATGCGTTACATATGGACGCAATTGTGAAATAACACATACATTTACCTTCTCGTATTTTTTACGCGATGGGTCTCAATGAGATCTTTCAGTTTGAACAACGATTTGGTGTTCAATCCCGCATACTCCTTCTGTTTCGCCATGGACAGTTGGATCAGGTAATCGCATATTCCAACTGGTTCATCGTCGTCCTCGTCTTCGTCGGCACCTTTACTCGCCATCATCTTATCCTTGCATAGGACATATACATCAGTGCTCTTGTCTAGTAGGATGGATAGATTCTCAATCAGCTCTGCGACCATATCTTGAGACGCTTCTATCTCAATATGTTGACGTACCATATTCGTAAGAGTTCCAATCGTGTCTATGATCGTCGACCTATGTATTTTCCCAAGCATATACAGCTTTGCATAGAATGATGTGAGCGACTTTCGCATATCGTTCGCTTTGTTCATATCACAGAAACTATCGTATTCAGTGATCGGGTCAACGGACCGAATATCATTATAACTACCTATATACGAATTAAAACGTGTATTCAACACGTCTCCGAATATAGAGTGATTACTTATCATGTCCCCAAACAACTTGGAATATATATCCGAATAGAATAGGTTTCCTGATAGAATGTCAAATATTTGATTCACAAGTTTGTCTACGTCTTCGTGTGCGATATCGGTTTCAAACATCTCATCGATGACCTCAAACAACTCTTTCTTGATTGGTACATTGTTCGCGTTACTACCAAACTTATTCAGTAATGGACGGATGCGTTGGATGTTGGTATTAACACCTCCCTTTTTGAGAACGGAACCACCAGGGTTGAATACAATGTTTCCACTATCTGTGTAGGTTGATCCACCACCTGCAGCTTTTGTATGAGACGATGCGGTTGTCCATCCATCTGATGTCTCTGTTGGTCGCCCTCGATTGCGACGGCGCTTCTTATCTGCATCTGAAGTCACTTCTCGTTTTGTGAATACTGGAGTTTTTATATAGTTGGGGGAACCAACAAGTTTAGATAGTTCATTGATAAGTGCTACTGTAGAGTCGGGAAGTACTACATTGAATCCTCTAGTGGAAATATCTGTAAAATCAGACAGTGCAAACATTGTCATTCTTTAGTGGCTATAGGTACATATGGAACATTTTCTATATGGTTTACTACTATTTTGTGAATGTATGTAACCACCTGATACCATGGAGATAAATCGGAATATTGCATATATGTGCTCGTTGGGAATAATACCCACACCATCATGTATTGTTTATTGACAAACACACTTAAAAGATTGCGGGTATATAATGTATTATGACGAGCAATAATAATATGTTCAAACCAACTATATCGAGGTCCGATACCCAAGCCCCTATCAAATCCCTCCCACCAGTATCAGCAACACCCAACAAGGATACTGTGGATGACGAGGAAGAGGAAATATTACCCATTGAGAAATGGGACGAAATGGAACTACCCGACGACGTCCTTCGCGGTATTTATGCGTATGGGTACGAGAATCCAAGCCCAATTCAAAAGAGAGCGATTAAGCCCATGCTGTCAGGACGTGACTTGATTGCGCAGGCGCAATCGGGAACAGGAAAGACAGCCACCTTCTCCATCGGGTCTATGTCTCGCATCGACGTGAGTAAGAAACAGGTACAGGTATTATGTTTGTCTCCCACACGCGAACTGACTATGCAAATCGCACAAGTGTACGAAGGTATTGGTGCCTTCTTACCTGGACTGAAAGTGGCTACCCTCGTGGGTGGTGTATCCGTAGACGACAACGTCAGGACACTGAAACGTGATCCTCCACATGTAGCCATTGGTACGCCTGGGCGTGTGTTTGATATGATTCGTCGTAGAGCACTCGAGCTGAACAACATTAAGATATTTTTACTGGACGAGGCAGACGAGATGTTGTCGTATGGGTTTAAGGAACAGGTGCAGGAGATTTTTCAATACATGCCCACTGGTGTCCAGACCTGTATTTTTAGCGCCACCATGCCCAGCTACATTTTTGACGTCACTAATAAGTTCATGAACAATCCATTAAAAATCATCGTGAAGACAGAACAGTTGACTCTGGAAGGTATTGCACAGCATTATGTGGCGGTCACAGACGATGTACAGAAGTATGAGATATTGGTTGATCTATATGCAGCTATCTCTGTAGGGCATTGTATCATCTATGCCAATAGTGTGATTCGTGTGCATGATCTACATCAAGCTATGCTTGCTGATGGGTATCCCGTGTGTTCTATCCACTCGAACATGACCAAGCAGGAGCGCGAATCTGCTATGGCCGAGTTTCGGTCGGGGAAGTTTCGTGTTCTCATCTCGTCCAACGTTACTGCAAGAGGTATTGATGTACAGACAGTGAGTTGCGTGATTAACTTTGACATACCTAGAGATGTCAGTACCTACCTCCATCGTATCGGTCGCAGTGGGCGGTGGGGAAGAAAGGGTATGGGTATCAATCTCATCACCGAACGAGATGTACCCAAGATGCGCGAGATTGAGCAATACTACTCCACTCAGATTACCGAGTTACCATCAGATATTTCTTCCACATAAAACCTACTATATATTCGCCATAATAACCTGTATATGTTGATAGTATGATATATGTCGCACGTGCGCACATATCATATTCGTTTGCTCTTTCGGTAAATAATCTCGGAGTGATGTACGAACAATGGTTCTTATAGCACCATCATCACAACAACCATCAACGATACCTCCACCACCCATAGCAGCAGTATTGTCTACATCTGGTCTTGAGGATGATATCCGTGATACATTTGTGCTTCCCATCTGCATGTGCGAGAAGACGCGGACATTGGACGCGACCATAGTGAAAGACATGGAGCTATTAGACGCGGTCGATGACGACGGTGTCGCAATTCTGGATCGTGTATTTGGTGGAGGTGCTGAAACTGACGACAATGTCCTGGGTAAGGTGATGCGGAGTGAAATGGCGAAATACTATACGGACGATGCGCGGTTTATTGAAGATACACAGACCATTTTGCGTGCGTGGACTGGAACAACAGAGTCAATAACTGATAAATCCAATGATAGTCCCCGACAGTCCATGGATAACATGTTCGCATTGTGGAATGAGCTACGAAACGACAAGGACTTCAAGGATAAATATACCTATATGGACTGGGAATCTCTATTGTTCCTGAACGATAACCAGACGTTTCTACAGGTGCTCAGTGTGTACAATCTGATCGCACCTGTACTAGCACTCCTTGTCCCCTGTATCATATGCATTGTCCCATTTTTCATCATGTTGTCGCGCGGATATACAATCTCATTCAGTAAATATGTAGAGCTCTTGAAAACGGTGGCATCGAACCACGCAGTCACAAAGGTGTTCACAGGGTTTAGTGGAATGACCGTACAGCAGAGAATATACTCGGCGATGTCGGCAGGATTCTATTTCATGTCGCTGTACCAGAACACACAGATCTGTCTCAAGTTCTATGCCAATATGTTCAAGATTCACGACAAGCTATTTGAGATCAGAGACTTCGCCAAACGCGTGGGAGACGAGATGGATTTATTTCTGGAACACTCGGGACCATTAGCCAGTTATGGAAAGTTCAACGACAATGTGCGTGCCCATCGCCAGGTTCTTACAAAGATGCACACAGTGCTCGCAGATATACCCCCATGTACCGTCTCATATTCAAAACTGCTTGATATGGGCAAGGTATTGAAATGGTTCTATGTCATGCATACGGGCGAAGAGTTTCACCAGTCAATGCTTTTCTCTCTAGGGTTCATAGGATACACTAAAAACATGCAAGGGGTACAACACAACGTGCGCACCAACAAGATGAATTATGGTGTGCTCATGTCAGCAGATACTGTACCAGTAGCAGATGAGAAGAAGATGAAAAAGAATAAGAAGAAAGGTAAGAAGGCCTGCGAACGTAGAGAGAAACAAGACGCAATGAAGGTGTCGGGAGTGTTTCATCCATCTGTATCAGATGGTGGGGCTGTGAAAAACGATGTCGTACTCAAGAAGGATTGTGTGATTACGGGTCCAAACGCATCAGGTAAAACAACCATGCTAAAATCATTGTTCTTGAGCATCCTATTTACGCAGCAGTATGGGTGTGGATTTTACGATACATGTGCATTCGTCCCCTATACACACCTGCATTGTTATCTGAATATTCCTGATACGTCGGGACGCGACAGCTTGTTTCAGTCCGAGAGCCGCAAGTGCAAGGATATCCTGGACAGTATTCAGAAGGACGGAACCACAGCACGCCATTTCTGTTTGTTTGATGAACTCTATTCGGGAACAAATCCTACAGAGGCAGTGAAATGTGGATATGCCTATCTATCTCACTTGAGCGAGACAGAGAACATCCACTACGTGCTCACCACCCATTATCCTCAGTTGTGTGAGAAGTTGAAAGAGAAACAAGGACTCCTGACCTACCGCATGTGCGTAGATGTACCCAAGGAGTCACGAGAACCGATCATATACACGTACAAGATTGAAGATGGTATTAATGAGGTGGATGGTGGAGTTGAGGTGTTGCGTCAGATGCAGTACCCTACATCCATCCTCAACAAGATGGACGAGTAACAATACATATCTAACCATGGAACGGTTGTGATAGTAGATGATAGAGAGAAACACATACACTTTGTTCGTCTAGATTCTGGTATTTTAATATGATATCACGTTAATGGAAACACCTACCCCAACAAGCGAGATATTTACTCTTCCGTTTTTACTTACGATTGGGATTACGTGCGTTTTAGTCGCGGCGACCGCAGTAATACTATACCACAAGATCACTCGTCAGAGTGAGAAGCTGGACGCAGTGATGGAATTATCTACCGTTCTTGCACAAAAGGTGCGCGCACACGATATGATGCTGAAACAGTGTATGGATGGGCGTTATTCTCCGAACACTACTGAGGACATAGGTCAGTCTGCGCATGGACCTGAATCGGGATCATCCCATTTAGGACACGATGGAGGAAATGGAGGGAGTGGGTTGGTGTACGTCTCTGATGGTCCTGATGGTCCTGATGGATCAGATTCAGATTCAGATTCAGATTCAGATTCAGATTCGGGTTCAGATGACAATATAGAGTTATGTGAAATAGGCGATGTACATCGGATCGCAGAATCAAGAACTTTAGACGCCATCATCATGAACATGGTATCACCATTTAATTCATCTATCATCCATGAGACCGAACTACTAGAGAGTAGTGGCGAGGATAGTGATGACAGTGGTGACAGTGGTGACGACGATGAAGAAGATGAGGAGGAAGATTGTGATGTATCGGGTAAGATTGAACTTCTTGACATTAACATATCAGAAGAAGACCTGGGTAACGAGAATATCAGTAGTATCAATGACATTGATGAAACATCTGTGGAAAAACGGGTTATCACTCTGGACAATATCTCCATCTGCAATGACGGAGATGCTCCAATTGTAGAGGAGTTAGTGGATGCGGGTGGAGAGGATACCCATAAAATACTTGTCGACCTAGGAGATCATTCAGTTGATTACAAGAAACTCAACACGAACGAGCTGAAGCGTATCGCTGTAGATCGTGGGGTGATGGACAAGGGTGACAAGAAGAAGAAGAGTGAGCTTGTGGAGCTACTATCTAGCTCATAAAGGGTAGTCAGAACTAAGTAGTAGAGAGAACAAAATAGTCATAATAACACAATAATACATGCCGTATGGTCGGTGTACTATTATGTAGCCATAGAGTAAAGTGTAAAGTAAAGGATATCCATGCAATCGGTCCAATCAAATAACATTTACAGTGGGAATAACAACTACCATGCCAATATGCCAGCACTCATGTCGGATTCGCGAGAACAGAGCAGTTGGTACATGGAGGCAGCGGTTGACAACAATATTAAGAAGGCCGCCAATATCACAAGCAACTGGGAGTACCGCAAGTATCTCACAAGCAACGCCACGCATCTCATGGATATCAATGCTCGAAACGCATTGATGGAGAACCCTGAAAAAGCATCTACTTCTAGTCAATCCACTGTAGCAGGTACGCCATACGTGTATCGCAACGTCGATGACAGGCAACAGGTCCGCCCTGGTGTGTTCTCCAGCGATCTGAAGACGGCATATTTAAACCGTGACCAACTCCAGGCCAAAGCGGCTGCGCCTGGATTATATTCTACCACGAGTCGGTAATTACTATGTTCGCTAAAAATCCTGAAACGGAAAATCACATAAGAATATATTTACATTTCAATGCAACTATATCCACCTACTATAGACCCAATGCGCATCGTGAGCATCGATGTAGGTATAAAGAATCTAGCCATTTGTGTTTTCTCTCTACAGCTTGAACCAAAATCATCTACATGCGATGGTACAACAGTCGCGAGCAACAAGCCAACCATAGAGCGTAACGAGATTGATATATGGGATGTGATCAACCTAGCACAGAAAGAGGTATCAAAGTGTTCAGGTAGAGAGAAGGATGGGTCGCCATGTGGACGCGAAGCGAGGTTTACGAAACATGGAATATGTTTCTGTTTGTGCCACTCCAACAAGGAGCCGTACCTCCGTCCCTCACGCGAATTAGAAGCAGTCTACCTGAAGAAGCAGAAGGTACCACGTCTACATGAGATCGCTGAGAAACATTGTGTTCTGTACACCAATCCTATTAAGAAGGCGGATCTGATCGCAGTGATCGTCAAACACGGTACAGAGAAGTGTTTTGAGGTTGTGGATAAGGTGAACGCGAACAATCTGGATATCGTGACCATCGGACGTAATATTCACTACAAATTGGACATTCTGTTTGACAATTCGTTTGACGACATCAGTCTTGTTTTGATTGAGAACCAGATAAGCCCCATCGCGAACCGCATGAAGACGATCCAGGGCATGCTATCACAGTACTTCTTGATGAAGAATGGGTCATTGGATATTGATTTTGTGTCATCCATGAACAAGTTGAAGGATGACATTTTAATTGAAAACTCATACAGTGAGAGAAAGAAGATGGGTATCGCGAAGTGTTTAGGGATCATTAAAGAGGATTTTACATCATGGGTTGACTTCTTTAACAAGCACAAGAAGAACGACGATCTGGCTGATTGTTTCTTGCAAGGAATGTGGTATATTCGTGCCAAGATGTAGAACGTTACATTATGTCACCATACATTGTATCGTAGACAAGTAACGCGTAAAGATATAGAAGTATTACTGTGTGTATCTACTAATGGAACCTGAGATTATTGACATATCGTCATTTGACATCCCGAACTCGTCATCATCATCGTCTTCCAACTTTGGCGGTGGTATTGAGCTTCTTATGAACGAGAAAAAAGGTGGAAGTGCAAATGGTACGACAAATGATGATAATATCGAGCTGGGTGACTTAGAGAAATTAGAATCAGAGCTTAATGAGATGTCGGATATGGGTGGAGGTGGAGGTGGTGATGGCTCGAATATGAAGAGTAACCTATTCTCAGAAAACCTTCCCGAGTCGATCAATATCGAGACTGATCATAGACCGTCTGTCAGTTTTGGAGATAATAAAGATGATGGGAGACCTGCCACACCTACATGGGACGGATTCAATAAGTTCAATGAAATCCCAGTGACACCAGACAAACCTATGCAGGCCCAACCCACACAAACAAGAGAAGAAGTATTGCGTGAGAAGTTCCAGTTG